GTGCAGAAAGGTAGGCGCTAAAAACTGGGGCAATAAGAGTGGCCGTTCGTAAAACCGCTAAAGGAGCCGCGTTAAAACGTTGGTTTAAAGAAGATTGGAAGGACGTACGTACGGGTAAGTCATGCGGTCGAAAGGAAGGCGAAAAAAGAGGCACGCCATATTGCCGCCCTACGAAAAAGGTGTCGAGCAAAACTCCAAAAACTGCATCAGAGATGACAGCGGCGGAGAAAAAGAAACGCATAGCCCAGAAGAAAAGACTGGGGCAACCGGCAGGGAAACCACGTAGAGTATCTCCTGCAAAGAGGAAGAAGAAGTAATGGCAACATCAGGCACTACAGACTTCAACATGGACTTCACGGAAATCGCTGAAGAAGCGTGGGAACGTGCTGGCCGTGAGATGCGTTCTGGGTACGACTTACGTACTGCGCGTCGGTCTATGAATCTGATGACTATCGAATGGCAGAATCGCGGGATTAACTTGTGGACAATTGACGAAGGTGTAATCAGTCTGACGCAAGGCACAGGGCAATACGATTTACCAGCGGATACCATTGATTTGTTAGAACAGGTAATTCGTACCAATGCAGGTAACGCCGCAACACAATCAGACCTTACCATAAGTCGTATTAGTGTGAGTACGTACGCGTCAATCCCAAACAAGTTATCACAAGGTAGACCAATTCAAGTTTGGATTGAGCGTTTACGGGATAACCCACGAATTAATGTGTGGCCTGTGCCTGATAGCGATAATTATGTATTTAAGTATTACAGGATGCGCCGTATCCAAGACGCTGGCGCGGGCGCAGAAACAGCGGACATGAATTTTCGTTTTCTCCCATGTCTGGTGGCTGGATTGGCGTATCATATTGCAATGAAAGTGCCCGAGTTGGCGCCTCGTATTGATATGTTAAAGCAGGAATATGAAGCACAGTTTATTTTAGCGGCAGGAGAAGACCGAGAGAAAACACCATTCCGTTTTGTCCCCATGCAGATGAGGATTTAGGGTGAGTAATCGGTTTGCTTCTGCTCGCAAAGCTATCGCAGAGTGCGATATATGTGGGTTTCAGTACAGGCTACGGGAGTTACGTAATCTGATTGTCAAAGGGCGCGATACAAACTTAAAAGCGTGCCCAGAGTGCTGGAATAGCGATCATCCGCAGTTGAAATTGGGTATGTATCCTGTGAATGATCCCCAAGCAATACGTGACCCGCGTCCAGATTATGCGGGGTATGCCCAGAGCAGGGCACAAATTATTCCTGTAACTCAATTGGTGAGCACAGGGTTTGTAGGACGAGTAACCGTTACAACGGAGTAAATTATGAAAGAGCCAAAAGTAGTTAAAGACAAAGGTGTGTATCCTTGTAAACATGCACCAAAGCCTGATATGTCTGGGGTTAAGACCACAGGTATTAAGGTTCGTGGCACTGGCGCGGCAACTAAGGGCACTATGGCCCGTGGACCAATGGCGTAAGTTATGAACTACACCGAGTTGAAAACAAACATCGAAGACATTTGTGAAAACTCGTTTACAGATGACCAACTCGCTATGTTCACGCAACAGGCTGAGCAGAAGATTTACAACACTGTTCAGATTCCTGCCCTGCGTAGGAATCAAACGGGCGTACTAACTGCGGATAACAAGTATCTATCGACGCCTTCTGACTTCTTATGGAGTTATAGTCTCGCAGTTATTGATGGCGCAGGCGCATATCATTACCTATTGAACAAAGACGTTAACTTTATGCGTGAAGCCTATCCAACACCCACAGTTACTGCTTTACCTAAGCATTACGCTTATTTTGACGACAATACGTTTATTGTTGGGCCAACCCCTGACGCTAGTTATTCTGTCGAAATACACTACGGGTATTATCCAGAATCTATTGTGACGGCGGGGACTACATGGCTCGGAGATGAGTTTGATAGCGCGCTCCTTAACGGCGCGTTAGTAGAAGCAATTCGTTTTATGAAAGGCGAAGCAGACATCGTGCAGATGTACGAGCGTTTGTATGTTCAAGCTATTGGACTATTGAAAAATCTTGGCGATGGTAAACTTAGAGAAGATGCCTATCGTTCTGGGCAATTTAAAACTACGGTAGGTTAAGGAGATTAACTATGGCTATTTCTGACTCAACGCTAACCACATCTTTCAAGCAAGCGTTGCTTGATGGTGAGATGGATTTTAGTTCGGACACAACACAAGTGTTTAAGATTGCACTGTACACTTCAAGTGCGACATTGGATGCAGACACCGCCGCGTATACCGCGACTAACGAAGTCGCTAACGGTGATGGGTACACCACAACGGGTAATACGCTGACTATCTCTACAAACCCGACAAATGGTGGGTCAGGTACAGTTGTGTATTTAAGTTTTGCTAACACTACTTGGTCTGCGGCATCTATTACGGCGCGTGGGGCGTTGATTTACCAGTCTGGTGGGTCTAATCCTTCTGTTGCGGTGATTAACTTTGGGGCGGATAAAACGTCTACTTCTGGCGACTTTACAATTCAGTTCCCAACGGCTGACGCAACCAACGCGATTATTCGGATTGCGTAAGTAGTAACGTATGGCATCGTCAACACTTTATGAAGGTTGGGGTCGCGCAAGCTGGGGGCAAGGCTCTTGGGGTGATCCGATTCTCATCATTAGTATTGATGGTGTTGAGGCGACTACAAGTTTAGGAACGGTCACTGTAACAGGTGCCGCTACTATAGTCCCAAGCGGGATAGAATCAGGTACTAGTGTTGGTACTGTTACTGTTGTCGCTGAAGCGAACGTATCACCTGACGGCCTTGAAGCAACTGCGAGCACAAATGATGTAAGTGTTGTTGCTGAAGCAAATGTATCGCCTACCGGTATTGAAGTAACTGCGAGCACGAATGATGTAACCGTCGTTGCTGAAGCCGTTGTGTCGCCTGATGGCGTGGAAGCGACCGCGAGTACGAATGATGTAACAGTTGTTGCTGAAGCGAACGTATCACCTGATGGTATTGAATCTTCTGCTTTACTAGGAGATGTCGCAGTTTCTGGCGCATCAAACGTCACACCTAGCGGCATAGAAGTTGGAACTACCGTTGGAGACGTTACTGTCGCATTGGGCGCTACAGTATTCCCGACAAAATTAACAGCAACAACAACATTAGGTGATGTCGAAGTTTCAGCAAACGCAGATGTTTCTGTTGCAGGGTTACAAATTGGAAGTTCTGTTGGTGTTGTACTTGTTTGGAGCGACATTGATGACGAACAGACTCCAAACTGGCAAAATATTAATGGTTCACAAACGCCTACATGGGGTACAGTAGACAAAGATCAAACTCCTGAATGGCAAGACATAGCCGCGTGAGGTTTTATAAATGGCAACTCAATATACTTCGATTCTAAAACTAGCATTACCTACAGAGGGTGAGCTAAGCGGAACTTGGGGTGATGTTGTAAATGACAACATCACATCGATGGTCGAAGAGGCGATTGCAGGCCGAGCGGTTATCAACACTTGGACGGCAAATTCGCATACGTTAACGACAGCGGATGGACTAACATCAGAAGCCCGCTGTGCAATGCTTGAGTTCACAGACACAGGGACAGCCTTGACAGGTGCGGGCACGGTAATCTGCCCTACAGCGTCTAAAATTTACGTCGTAAAGAACGCGTCTGGGCAAGCAGTTACACTGACTACAGCCGCTGGCACAGGGATTCAAGTTCCTGATAGTGAGACTATGTTCTTGTTTTGTGACGGCACAAACGTTATCGAAGCAGTCACTAGCGTTAAGACGTTAAAGATCGCTGATGGTACTCAGGTCAATACGATCCTTGATGAAGACAATATGGCGTCTGATAGCGCAACTGCATTGGCTACACAACAGTCAATCAAAGCGTATGTCGATGCTCAGATTGGCTCTAATAACGAATTATCAGAAGTCCTAAGTAACGGAAACACATCTGGCGGTACAAGCATTCAGTTAACCACTACAGATGAAGTTCAATTCCGTGATACCGCGTTAAAGATTTACTCTTCGGCGGACGGCCAGCTTGATATCGATGCAGATACTGAGTTAGAGATTACAGCGCCTACTGTTGATATTGACGCAAGCACAGAAGTTAACATCAGTAACGCCGCTAAAGTTGGTGGTACGTTAAGTGTTGATACTGTTGGTGAATTAACACCAGACGCGGGTGTCACCGTCGATAGCGTGTTGTTGAAAGACGACAGCGTTAATGCGACAACTGTAGAAACAACTAATCTCAAAGCCAATGATGGTACCGCCGCTGTAACCGTTGCAGATAGCACAGGTGTTGTCACTGTTTCCACAAGCGTCAAAGTCGATACGATTGACGAAGTAACCGCCGCTGGCGGCGTTACCATTGATGGCGTGTTGTTGAAAGACGGCGCAGTCACGGCTGATGGGTTGACTGTTGATACCGATACTTTATACGTTGATGCAACGAATAATCGGGTTGGCGTGGGAACTGACAGTCCTAGTGATTTGCTTGAATTATCAGGAAGTACAGCACAGCCCGCTATTCGTTTTACAGATGAAGACGTTGCAGGGTTATACCACAGGATATTCACCCCGACAAATACTGGGCTTACTATATCTGCTGACACCGGAGACGTAGCGGCTGACAGCTTTGTGCGTTTTGATGTAGATGGTACTGAAGTTTCTCGTGTTACCTCCACAGGCATCGACGTAACAGGCACAGTCACGGCTGATGGGTTGACTGTTGAGGATACAGACGCAACCATCACTATTACTGGGACTAGAGGCACAGGTGACACGCACACTATCTCTGCCGCAGGTGCTAACAATCAAAACTTAAACATTAGTGCTGACGATTCTATATTTCTTAGAACATCTGATACAGTTCAGCGCATAGGTATTTTCTCAGGCGGAGACATTTCCTTCTACGAAGACACTGGCACAACTGCAAAGTTCTTCTGGGATGCGAGTGCTGAGTCGTTGGGGATTGGTACGAGTAGTCCTGAGTTTAAAGCAGATTTTATTGTTGATAACGGCGATGCCATTGCAGTTCGCCCTGCCACAGCTACATCAAACGCAACACAAACTGCATTAAGGCTTTATGGTCACGAGTCAGTATTAACAAGTCGTTATGTTGAAATCGCATCTGCAAATGGAGCAGGAACAAACGCTAACAATATGGTGTTTAAAACTGCCACAGGAACAACTGTTGCAGAACGTATGCGTATTACTGACACAGGTAACGTAGGGATTGGGACGGTTAGTCCTGATGCACCACTAACAGTGCAAGGCGGATCAGCAACAGCCGCAACAATTCAATTGAAAGGCGGGGCTTTAGCTAATGATAACGCCTCCATCCATTCTCTGTATAACTTGTACTTGAAAGCTGATTCTAGTGAATCAATTGCAAACCGGAACATAATATTCCAAGTAGGTTCGACAGATGCCATGCGCATCGACTCCAGTGGTAACGTAGGGATTGGTGTCACTCCTTACTCTTGGGGTGGGGCAGGAGTTACTGCTCTTGATATTGGTACAGTAGGTTCGTTTAGCGGTTCAGCATCCGATATAGGTGTTAGTGAAAACGCTTATTACAATGGATCGACTTGGGTTTATAAAACGACTAGTGCGGCTTCTTTATACCAACAACTTGCAGGATCACATCGTTTTTCTTATGCCGCATCTGGTACAGCAGGAGCTTCTTTCAGTTTTTCAGAAGCCATGCGCATCGACTCCAATGGTAACTTGGGCATTAACACCTCACCGCAGAGTTTTGCAAAACTACAAGTAAAGACAGCTACCGATAGAAATATTTCTGTTTTTGATAACGCCAATGGAGCGACAATTTGCGCTATAAATGATTTAGGTGGGTCAGTGACTACTCGCATTGCGGGTAGCCCAATAGTTATGACTGGTGGTGGCGGTTCTGGTTCAGAACATATGCGTATCGACTCCGATGGTAACTTATGCTTAGGAGTTACTGACGAGATTCAAAATTTTGGTGATGGTCGTACAACTTTAGCGATTAAAGGTGAAGGTAGTGCTGATTACGCAGTTATTAACTTAGCAAACTACGGTACAACAGGTGCAAGTCAGATACATGGTTTATTGAATTTCTACGATAATACGACAGCAATGGCTCGTATTGCATCTCTCAGAGGAACCGCCTCAACGAAATCTGAAATGGTGTTTTACACAACAGACGATTCTGGTTCGGGTATAACAGAAGCCATGCGCATCGACTCCAGTGGTAACTTGTTGGTTGGTAAGACTTCCACAAGTCTAGTAGATACAGGGATTCAACTTATTCCAAATGGTTCAAGCGGATTTACAAGAGATTCTGAAAGGGTTTTATTCTTAAATCGTGAAACTAACACTGGCTCTATTTTAGAGTTCCGCAAAGACAACGCACAAGTCGGGTCGATTGGTACTCAAGCAGGTGATTTGTACATTGCAAACGCCGTTGATGTTGGTCTTTACTTTGAATCAAGCGGAACGGATCATATTGCGCCATGCGATCAAAATGGAGCAAAAAGAGATAACGCTATTGATTTAGGTGAATCTGGAACTCGCTTTGACGATGTTTATGCCACCAACGGCACCATCCAAACATCTGACCGCAACGAGAAGCAAGACATTGAAGAACTGTCTGAAGCTGAACAACGTGTTGCAGTAGCGGCTAAAGCATTGCTACGCAAGTTCCGGTGGATCAACTCAGTTGAGGAAAAAGGTGACGATGCTCGTATCCACTTTGGAATCATTGCACAGGACTTACAAGCGGCCTTTGAAGCTGAAGGATTAGACGCAGGACGTTATGCAATGTTCATCTCATCAACTTGGTGGGAAACCTACACAGATGTCCCTGCTGTTGAAGCAGTGGAAGCACAAGACGCAGTGTATGACGAAGAAGGCAATCTTGTTTCTGAAGCTGTTGAAGCCGTAGAAGCCAAAGAAGCCTACACACGCACTGACACCTACGACACTGAAGAAGAAGCACCAGAAGGCGCAGTGAAGAAATCACGGATGGGCGTACGGTATTCTGAACTTCTCGCATTTATTATTGCCGCTATCTAAAGGAGAATTAGAATGGCTATTGAATACACTTGGACTATCGGAAACCTTGAATACAACAACGACTCAGATCAGGGTGTTGTTATCGCCCACTGGCGTTGCACTGGCGTAGACGGGGAATACTCTGCATCTGCGTACAGCACACAGTCGTTCACACCTGACTCATCTGCTGATGGCTATGTTGCCTATGCTGACCTCACAGAAGCCACTGTGATTGGTTGGGTGCAGAACGCTGTGGATCAGGATGCAACTGAAGCATCAATTGCAAGTAAGATCGAGGCACAAAAGAATCCTACCACAATGTCAGGTATGCCTTGGAATAACTAACCACTAAAGGAGAATCGAGATGAGCGAGAAACAAACAGTCTCTATCGACGGAACTGAGTACACAGAAGACCAACTGACAGATCAGCAGAAGGTCATGATCAACCATGTAGGTGATTTGGATCGTAAGATTCGATCAGCACAATTTAACCTAGACCAACTTCAGGTAGGCCGTGATGCATTTATGAATATGCTGAAAGCAAGCCTAGATGAGCCAAAGGAGTCTGATGGCTAACATAAAGCCCTGTTCAGGGTTAATTAAGTGGTACATGGATCGCTTGGGGTTCAAAGGATGGACTTCATTCTGGAACACCATTTATCTACACCCTGATCATCTTGGTGATGAGCCTTTGATTCGGCATGAGCTAAAGCACATCGAGCAAATTCAGGCAGAAGGCAGACTCAAGTTCGGGATTAAATACCTGTATTACACGATCAAATACGGATACTGGAACAACCCGTATGAGGTTGAGGCTAGAGCCGCAGAGTAAACGTCTGATAAAATATGCTATTTCTGGTAGGAGAACTTCAGTGGACAAGCGAACCGTAGCATCAGCGCATCAAAGAATCGATAATCTGGAGAAAGAAGTGATCGCTATAAAGACTGAAGTCAAAATCCAGTTCAAAGATTTGTTTGGGCGCGTGAAGCGTTTAGAAACGATACTCCTTGCCGCAACAGGAACCATTCTGGTCATGCTGTTGACGGTGCTTTCTAAGATGCCCTAGCCATGATCTTTGAAGCCATAGCCGCTATCAAAATCGCAAACGAGGCTATCGGCGCAATCAAAGAGTTTGCAGGTCATGTTTCCTCAGTAGGCGAGATGGGGCCGCAACTCACCAAATTGGCTGATGCTAAAGGCGAAATAGAAAAGAAAGCGAAAGATGGCGACATGGATGCGTTTTTTGCCTTGGAAGATATTCGTAAGAAAGAAGCTGAAATAAAACAAATGTTTATCTATAACGGTCGGGCGGGGCTGTGGGATGACTATCAGA